TCGCACACAAAATATAGCATGGCTACTTACAGCCCAAAGGGAGCTTATATAATGAGAGGTAGATTAAGTACAAAAGAAAAATATACTATTCAAGGTATGTTACAAGACAACAAAAGTGTCAAAATTATTGCTGAAACTCTAGAAAGACCAGTGGCTACAATAAAAAAATATGTAGACGGAGAATTGAAAAATATTCATAAAACAGTCAAAAGAGTCAGAAATAAACAAGTTAAAGATTTGGAAAAAGAATTAAACGCTAAAAATCAAGAAATAGCGAATTTACAAAATCAACAAATGTCAGTCGCCGATATGGTTACTAATGTCACCCAAAGATTATCTGATATGGGTATGCCGGACGGACAATCATCTAAATTAGTACAAAGAGCTTTGGTACAAAACGGAAACCCTCCAAACAAAGAGGTATTGTTTCAATGGGCAATGCAATCACAGGTTGCAAAAGACAAAATGGTAACACAAACTGCCGGTAAACGCGAAAATGTGGTTGCTATGATGACAGAGGCTGCTTCTCAACAAGGAGATGCAATGAGAGAGAATATGCCAAAAACCATTTCAAGAACTGCTCGTAACAACTTGTTTGCTCCGCTAGATGGAAAAATGATTGGAGAATAATAATAGTTATTATTGATAAATCAAATTATAATGATAAATAAATATCCATCTCGTTACTCCCCAAATAAAGAAGTAACTGCTGCTCAATATATTATAGAATTGATTTGTGAAAAAAAAGCAAGGTTTGATAAAACCGAATTACCAATGAAATTTTGGCAATTAGAAGTGTGGCAGGATTTCTTCAAAAGGAACCTAAGAAAAGTTCATTCTTTATTAAAACAGTTTGAAGCTAAATCTATAATAAACGCACTTAACTTACCAGAATACAATAATTCTTACTCTGTATTCACAGAAAGATTTATGGGATTAGTTAAGCAGGAACAAGCTAGATTAAAACAAAAATCATCAATATCTAGTATACCTAATCCCACAAATAGACGCACAATTAATAGTAAACCAAGAGAACCAAAGGTAAAAGAAAATATAATTAATAAATTAAAGGATTTAGATGGCACAATCAATTGAAGATACCATTTTAAAAGAATTTGGAAAAGACATCCTCTCTAATAGTCAGTCTATTTTAGATGCAAACAATATGACTATTCCTGTCAGTCCTAGTATGGATATTGTATTGGGAGGTGGTGTTCCAGAGGGTAGTTTTGTAGTATTAACCGGAGTACCTAAAAGTGGAAAATCAACACTAGCATTAGATTTCGCAGGAACCGCACAACAAATTCAATATGCATGTGATCTCGGTAGAAAAGAAGGTCGGCATGTATATTATTCCAATATTGAGGGTAGGTTGAAAAAAAGAGATTTAAAAGGGATACATTCTCTTAATTTAGACCCAAAATACTTTACCATTATTGGCTCTCAATTGGGTAACATTTTAAGTGGTGAAAATTTTATAGATATTAATGAAAGGTTAATTAACGACAAGCCAGGAGATATCTTTATCATTGATTCTTTTTCTGCATTATGTACTGCTGGAGAAATGAAAGCAGATATAGGAGATCGTTATAGAGCGGACGCTCCTTTGCTGTTGGCAAAATTTTGTCGTCGTCTCTCAAACGTAATACCAGTCAATAAATCTATTGTAATAGGAATTACACATATTATTGCTAATCAAGGAATAGGTATGTCGCCCTGGATAGAAGCATCTGGTAGAAAACTACAATATCAAACAGATGTAAAATTGAAAGCAGCGTATTTTACTCCGTGGAAGTCTGGTGAAAATCAAATTGGACAAGATATTAATTGGATATGTGAGGCAACGGCCTTAAACACCCCCCCGGGTGGCAAATGTGTATCTAAATTCAGATATGGATACGGCATTGATAAAGAAGCAGAATTGTTAAATATTGCAATTGATTTAGGACTAGTTGCTAAAAAGGGGTCTTGGTTTGAGTTACCAGACGGACAAAAAGGACAAGGGTTAGATAAAACATCAGAAATATTACGTAATGACACCAACCTATATGCTGGTTTATATAAACAAGCAAAGGAAATGTTGGGACTATGAAGGTGGTTGATTTAGCGGGCAATGTCTTAAAGTGGAATTTGCGTGGTCAAACAACCATAGCGAATAAACATAAAAAGTCTCAAGACCATATACAAGCACGGGAACTATTAAAAGAAACATATCCAACCCTAACAATTTTAGAAGAAATTCCAATCCCTATTGCTATTAGTAATTATTTATATTTAGATTTCTACTTGCCACTATATAAAGTTGCTATAGAAATTCAAGGGGAACAACATTTTAAATTTATACAGCACTTTCATAGAACCCAATATAATTTTTTCTTACAAAAAAAACGAGATAGTCAAAAGCAAGAGTGGTGTTTATTAAACAGTATTCAATTAATAGTATTTAATTATAACGAGGATATAGATGAGTGGAAATGTAAATTGCCAATCAGCAACAGATAAGATGAATGTTGTTATTAAAGTATTAGATGAATATGAAGATAAGTGCGGTTTACCATCTTTAACTAATCCTTGTCAACAAGAAGAACTTAATCAATATCTTCAAATGAATCGCACCCAAATAGAAAAATTAAGCAGTGAAGACTGTGTACAAATTGCCTATAGATTAGACCAAACAGCGTTTTATATCCAACGACTATATAATAGGGAACAGGCCCGTATATTGTGGGCACAGAATGAACTTAATAGTATATTAGCTACCCAAATAGATTCATATAATAAATACTGGAAACATGAAATGAAAGTGGCAATGATAGTTAAACAAGACCCTTATGCTGCAAAATTACATAAAATTGTAAATTATGCCACACAGCGTACCCAACGATTAACTAATATGGCATTTTTACTGTCTAATTTAAGCAATACAATGAAAGCAAATCAAAGGAGTAAATATGTCGGTCAAAGAACTACTTGAAAATCTTACCAAAGAAGAGATGAAAATATTGTCTCAAGAGTTAAAATCTATTTTATCTGTTGAACCTAAACAGAAAAGACAACGCAAAAAGAAAAATACGACAGTTCAAGCCATTGATATCAACGAAGAAGTTCCTATTCCAACCCCAACTAGACAAAACAAACGCTCTCGTAGACCAAAAAGACATACTTCTTCACACGTCGGAACAATTCCAGCTAGAATAGAACCTATAGATACTCGCACACCAAGAGAAAACCTGTTCTTAAAACACCGTAAGCAAATGGCACCAGTATCACAAGAAGAACTAGACGCAATTAAGTTTGATAAACAAGTATCTAGAAAACATCAACCAACAACAAGAAGACAAAAATCATTGATTGAGGTGGAGTGTGATATATGTAATAAATGGTTTCAAGTATCTAAACAACTAGTGCGTACAGAAGGGCAAGAATTACTATATACATGTAATAATTGTCAAATACACCAAAGAAGATAAGAAAAGTATATGAGTTTAATTTTATCAGACCCCCCATCAGAAAGAGCACTGTTAGCTGGTTTATGTCAATATGGAAATAATGCTTATGCCGATATGGCAGATATAATACAAGAAAGTACATTTACAGATGATTTACATAGTATTATATTTAAATGTATAAAATACATTCTAGATAACGATGATGCTGCTTCAATAGAAATTTCACTTATACAATCTGCGGCACATACCTTTGGACTATCTCATGTTATTAGTAAATCTGAACATTTAAGATATATTAAGGCATTGTTTGACTTTCCTATTGGTTTAGATAATATAAGACGATTTGCTGCTAAAATACGAAAATTAGAAGTGGCAAAACTCTTACACAAACAACTTGGAAAAGCACAAGATAAAATGCTTGAAATTAAAGGTGATGAAAACATTGCTCAAATATTAGGCATTGCCGAAGATGCCGTTTTAGATTTCACTGCTTTATTAAACGATGATGATAATAGTCCAAAACAATTAGGCGAACACATAGATGAGTATTTACAATATTTGATAGATAATCCAGTAGAACAAGTTGGTATTTCTACTGGGTTCCCTGCGTTTGACCAAGCAATAGGTGGTGGACTAAGACCAGCTACAATTAATATTATTGCGTCACGAAGTAAGATTGGAAAGAGCACCGCTGGTAACAATATAGGTTATCATATTGCCAACAACGATATTCCCGTGCTTAATCTAGACACAGAAATGACTACAGAAGATAATATTCATCGTATGTTAGCACTAATAAATGAGATTCCAATTAACTCTATAGAAACTGGACGGTTTGCTAAAAAATTAGATTGGAAATATAAAGTATTAGAAAGTGCCACACACTTAAAAAGACTACCTTATTACTATAAAAGTATTGCTGGGAAACCATTTGAAGAACAGATTGCTTTAATGAGAAGGTGGATTACAAGAGTGGTTGAACTTAACGATGACGGAACTGCTAAACCCTGTGTAATAATTTATGATTATTTAAAGCTGATGGATACTCAAGGTATATCTCAAGACTTAAAAGAATATCAATTATTGGGCTTTATGATGACTACTTTACACAACTTTGCTACTCGGTATAAAATTCCTATTTTAGCATTCATTCAATTAAATAGAGATGGTATAACTAAAGAGAGTACTGATGCAGCAAGCGGGTCTGATAGAATTATTTGGTTGTGTTCCAACTTTACTATCTTTAAGATGAAATCAGATGAAGAAATACAACAAGATGGTTCGTCTAATGGAAATCGTAAATTGGTGCCAATTGTGACAAGACATGGACCAGGAATGGAACATCTAGATTATATTAATTGTCATATGAAGGGGTGGTGTGCTAAAATAACAGAGGGTAAAACAAAATTTGAAATAGCAACAGAACAAGAAAGAGAGAAGTCGGGTTTTATTGTAGAAGATAATGATGAACGAATCCAGTTTGAATGAGTATACCGATCAAACTAAACTTCATATACTCTCTCAAAAAGTAATGGATAAGTTTGAGAACTTATTGGATTTATTAGACATTAATTTAAAATATAGTCGCAAAATGTATTATGGGTGTTGTCCTGTTCACGGAGGAGATAAATATAACGCACTTAACATATTTCATACCGGTAATACTTATAGAGGAAATTGGAAGTGCCATACTCTTCAGTGTGAGAAATATTTTAAACCTACAGTGTTAGGATTTATTAGGGGTATTTTATCACATCAAAAATATAACTGGAAAGGACCATCCGACAAAAGTATTAGTTTTAATGAGACAATTAAGTTTGTTCTAAACTTCCTTGATGAAGATTATTCTGCTATCCAAATCAATCAAAAGGAAATAGAAAGAAATAAGTTTGTTAAAACAACGGACATTTTGAATGTAAAAAATAAACAAGGACACATTACTAGAAAACAAATTCGTAACGCACTCTCTATTCCTGCATCATATTATTTAAATCGTGGATATTCTAAACAAATACTTGATGAATATGATGTTGGACTATGTAATAATCCTAAAAAACAGATGTTTAATAGAGTAGTAGTACCAATTTATGACGATAATTATAAGTATATGATTGGTTGTACCGGTCGTAGTGTTTTTGAAAAGTGTCCTCAGTGTCATAGCTGGCATAATCCTACACTAGAATGTAATAAAGTGTCAAAATGGAAACATAGTGATGGATTTGAAGGTACTAATTACTTATACAATTATTGGAAGGCTAAAAAACACATAGCTAATAATAGAATCGCTATTGTAGTTGAAAGTCCCGGTAATGTATGGAGACTAGAAGAATCTGGTATAAATAATAGTGTCGGTTTGTTTGGAACCGCATTAAGCGTTGGACAAAAAGTTCTATTGGATAGTTCTGGAGCTTTATCTTTAATACTTTTAATGGATAACGATGATGCGGGACAAAGAGCGATACAAGCTATTAAAGAGCAATGTAATAATACATATTATATTCATACACTTAATTTTCAATGTAATGATGTGGGTGAAATGTCTATAGAGCAAATTAATAATGAGTTAAGACCACAAATAGATAAAATCAAAGAGATATGAGCAGCAAATATTTAGAAATGATAGTGAAACGCGGATATGGAATGATTACATGTGGAAATCATTTAGGTGTTTTTGTGTCTTCTGTAGTAAATATAAATAAAACCCCGCTAGGATGGGTATTTATTGATTCAGAAAACTTAACTATGGAAAAATTAGAAATGGCAGTTGAATATCTTAAAAAAGGACGAGCGGGGTGGCCAGAAAAAGTTGCTAACGACCAACCCATTAAAATAAAAAATAAAAACAAAAAGAAAAAGGAAAATAAATAATTATGGTTAAGATATTAGGTTTAGCTGGTAAAAAACAAAGTGGTAAAAATACAAGTGCCAACTTTATATTAGGTGTTCATATGATTCATTTAGGATATACTAAAAGTATGTTTATAGATGATGGCGGGCAACTAAATATTGGTGACCTATGGGGAGAAGAAGAATATAAAGGTGTTTTTGATGTAAATCGTAGATATGAACCAAACAACGACACAATGGTTAATTTTTTAGAAAAGTGTATTTTTCCTTATGTAAAGTTGTATAGTTTTGCCGACCCGCTTAAAAGATTATGTATTGATATTATGGGATTACATTCAGACCAATGTTATTTGACAGATGCTCACAAGAATACACTTACAGACTATAAATGGTCAGATATGCCAACCGTTGAAAAAAACGATCCAACACACGATGTTGATGCATATATGAGTGCTAGAGAAGTTTTACAATATATTGGCACCAACATTTTTCGTAGAATGTATTATAATGTTTGGGTAGATGTGACGCTTAGACAAGTAGAACAAGAACAAACAGAATTAGCAGTTATTACAGATTGTAGATTCCCCAATGAAGTAGAAGGAATTCAAAAGGTTGGTGGTAAGGTTATTAAATTTACCAGAAATCCTCTAAAAGATAGTCACGAAAGCGAACTAGCATTAAATAATTTAAGTAATGATAAGTTTGATTTTATATTAGATAATGCCAAAATGACTATTAAAGAACAAAATAAAGAGGTGTATAGAGCATTAAGAGCATGGAATTATATACCGGAAATAGGAGAATAAATGCCACGATCTAAATATATATACATACTAAGAGCGACGGAAAGTAGAGAGATACTTGGTGGATGGACTGTGAAACACGAATTAAACACATGGTTAAATTCAAAGCGTCTTATACCAGCTAAATATGCAGGAGGCCCACACGAAGTATTAAGAATTAGAAATGGGTTTGGTAAAGAAGAAGTTATTTCATGGGAAGACTTCAGACCAGTTAAACAATCGAAAAAGAAACTTAATAAATAAAATACTATGTATATTGAATATTTCAGAAGTTCAAGTTTTAATACTCACGAAATGTGTCCGCACTCATACTTCCTTGAATATAATTTAGGTTTGCCAACTTTGAGTAATATGGCTGCCGATAAAGGCACAATAGTTCATAAAGTATTAGAAATATTAGCATTAATTAAAAAAGCAAAACAAGAGAAAAAAACCCGTATAAAACACGAGATTTGTGGTAATATACAAACAGATAAATATAAGTTAGATATAATTATAGAACAAATTTATAAATACTATTCTACACACATTACTCATCATACTTGGACGAACGACCATTTTCAAGAATGTAGAAAGTGGGTATATAAAGCAATAGAGTATAATGATGGACAGTTTAATCCGTTAAATCGTATCGTCATAGATGCTGAACCGTTTTTTGATATAGAAATAGCAGAACCGTGGGCAATGTATAAGTATGCTATAAAAGACAATTTAGTAAAGAAATTTCTTTCTATTAAGGGAACTGTTGATTTAGTTACACAAATTGGTAATGGGGTTTATGAAATAATAGACTGGAAATCTGGTAAATATCGTAAAAACTGGGCAACTGGTGAAGATAAAAACTATGAGGATTTTAAGAAAGACCCTCAATTAAGAATATATCATTATGCAGCACACAGAATGTATAAGATGGACCAAGTTTTGGTGACCGTCTTCTATATTAATGCCGGAGGACCATATACTGTATGTTTTGAGAAAAAAGACTTGAAAGATACGGAAGAAATGTTACGAATTAAATTTGAAGAAATTAAACAGGATATTAAACCCAAATTAAATAAGTCGTGGAAGTGTACCAAGTTTTGTCATTTTGGACTGAATACATTTGAGGGCACCCATGTTAACCCAAAGGTGGATAATTCTCGCTATATGACACAATGTGAGCAAGTAGAGTTTGACTTATTTCATCAAGGAATGGATTGTGTTATTAAGAAATATACAATGCCAGAATATCAAATAGGCAACTATAGAGACCCAGGAAGTATATAATGCCAAAATATGACGACCAATTAAATTATCGGCGAGATACAAGAACGAAGAAACAATTTGAAGAAGATATTAAATTTAGAACAGCGAAAGAAAAGTTTTTGATACAGTTATTCAAGAAAGAAATGGTTGCCAGAGGACACACTATAACTTATAGAAGCTATGGGGTTGATAATAGTGGCAAATTAGTCAAAAGGGCAACCTGTGCTCCAGATTATAGGGTTATTATTGATGGGGTGGAACAATTATTAGAGATTAAGAATAGTCCTGTGGTAGATAAATGGACTTTCAAAGTTCATAATTTACAACAGTATGTAAAAATAGGGGCAGATATTCTTATTTTTTGGGGAACGGGATATATTGATAAGAGTCCAAAAGCAATTAAATGTAAACAGACGAGATTTGGAATACTTTTGTCTAAAAAAATTCAACACATATTGAAAACATACGAGCATTATCAAGAAGTCAAATTTGGTAATAAGATATGTATAAAAATAGAGAAGAAAGACTTCAATTTATTACTTGATATAGAGGAGTTGATTACATGCGATTAATTAGACCATCTTATGAAATTTTAACAGATGTTAATGGTTTGGAAATGCTCAAACAAATAGAACGTGCTGGTAGAACTTGTTATAAGTCTGAAGATAAAATAACGGATGATTCTTGTGTTAAATTTGTAAAAAATATTCTCAAAAGGAGACATTTATCTGTAATTGAACATGTTAATTTGTCGGTTAAATTTATTGTTGACAGGGGTGTGACCCACGAACTTGTAAGACATAGATTATGTGCTTTTAGTCAAGAAAGCACTCGTTATTGTAACTATAAAGATGAAGTAACCTTTATTATTCCTCCTTGGGTTAATATAAAACCAGATATTTATACTAAAATAACACCCACGAGACAATTGAACCAAGCAGATATGATGTGGTTGTGGAATATGCTTGATGCTGAACAATGTTATTGTAGTTTATTAAGTGCTCATAAGTGGTCACCACAACAAGCACGCTCTGTCTTACCGAACTCATTAAAGACGGAAATAATCTGCACGGCTAATTTAAGAGAGTGGAGACATATTTTGTCATTAAGGACGAGCACAAATGCACATCCACAAATGAGAGAAGTGATGATTCCATTATTACTGGACCTGCGTAAACAGATTCCTGTAATTTTTGACAAAGACGTTGGTGGTTGGCACGTAAATCAAGACTTATCTTCAACCGATTCATTACAATGTAGTTTGGATACTATTACCCAAAAACAAAGGGATGATAAATTGGATAAGTTTGTTGAGTTTATTAGGAAGTCGTAAACAATAATGACAACATTAATCAAAAATTATAAAATATTCAATACCAATTGTTATATCTATAATACAACAGAAAAATTCAATCTAATCTTAACAGATCCCCCTTATAACATTAACTATAACTATAACTCATATAAAGATAATTTAGAGTGGTCGGACTATTACAATCAACAGATTAACTATCTGCTTCAATTATATAACTCTTTATTAGATAGTGGAAATTTATTATATTTGAATTATCCTGAAACAAACTCTATTATCTGGACACATTTAATAAAGAAGTATAACCCAATCAAACAAATATTTTGGGTATATCATTCTCATTCTCCAAGTGGTAAAGCACCATTAAGAAGAGGTATAAGGTCTTGGTTGTGGTTATCAAAAACTTCCAATTATTATTGCGACATATTATATTTAAAAGGTGAATATAGAAATCCCACAGATCGCCGCGTAAAAAAACTAATAGAACAAGGTAGAAAACCGATAGATTACGACTGGTGGAATATGGAGCAGGTTAAGAATGTGAGTAAAGAAAAAACCGCTCATCCTTGTCAATTACCATTATCTATGATAGAGCGAATTATATATGCTTGTTGTCCAAAAGAGGGTTTGGTGTTTGACCCATTTATGGGCAGCGGTACAACTGGTGAAGCCGCTCTTAAAAATAACAGACAATTTATAGGACTCGAACAAGATAAAGATTATTTTGAGATTTGTAAAAAAAGATTATCACTATATGAAAACTAATCATTCAACACAAGGAGACCAAATAAAGATGGCAGACAAGGGTTATTATACGTCCCTACACTGCCATTCCTAAGTGGAGTCTCATTACTCACTTTTGGATGGCTTATCAAAACCAGAACAAATAATCAAGAGGCTTAATGAACTAGAAATAGATACATGTGCCCTGACGGACCATGGAAATGTTTCTGGAGCTATAGAGTTTCTAAAGAAAATGATTAAGGCGAAAAAGAAACCTATTTTAGGAATAGAAGGATATGTTTGTAAATATAATGCTAAAATACAAGACTCATCTAATAGGTCTCTAACACATCTCTTAATATACGCTAAAAATAATCAAGGTTGGTTAGACTTAATTAAGTTAGTATCAGAGTCTAACTTACCAGAACATTATTATTATAGACCTAGACTATCATTAGAACAATTAGCAGATTTTGCTGGCAATCTTATAATATTGTCTGGACACTTGGGTTCAACATTAGCAGATGTAATTCTACATGATAACAAAGTAGATATTCAAGAAGGAATTACACATCTTAAACAACTACAAGATATATTTGGTAAAGATAATGTGTTTTTGGAATCGCAACTTATTGATAAACAAAACATTAAAGAGATGGCAATTTTAACTAATGCCGTTCGTGAAATTAGTGCTAAAACTGGAGTTAAAGTAGTTCCAACTGGAGATGCTCATTATTGCAGGAGAGAAGATGCTGATGACCAGCGAGTATTGTTAGCGAGAGCATTAGGTAATAAGACATTGGCGGAAGCTAGACAAGATGGGGCACTATCATGTTTCTTCAACTCTAACAATTTCCATATACCTTCATATGAGGATATGTTGGCGTGTGGGCATACTGAAAAAGAACTTGATAATACTAATTATGTTGCTTCATTAATAGAAGAATATACAAATATATTAAAACCACCTATTTTACCTCAATTTCCTTGTCCTAACAAATATAGTGCTGATGAATGGTTAAGAGAATTATGCAGAAAGGGGTGGAGGGAGAGAATTGCGAATGTTATACCTAAAGAGGAACAACAGGTATATATAGATAGAGTTAAACATGAGCTTAATGTTTTACAAAGTGCTAATTTATCTAGTTACTTCTTAATTGTTGAAGATATTATACAACAGGTTAAAAAAATGGGAGGATTGCCAGGCTCTGGTAGGGGATGTGTGTGTCCTAATACTAAAATTTATACAAATAATGGCATTAAATTAATAAAAAATATTTCTATTGGAGAACAAATATTATCCTATGATGGACAATACCATACTATAACAAATATTTTTGAATATGATATTACAAAAAAAGAAGAATTAATTAATCTTAGATGTTTCTATGGCGACAAAGATGGAGTTACGCTAACCACAGATCATAAAGTTTTAGGAACAAAACGCGGTACTAAACATTTAAAATGGTATTCAACAAAAGAAC